CTGCTTGGCTTTGCGTTACATCGCCTATTGTTCTGTGTGCCGTAAATGCTGTCCAACTAACTGTGTCGTCTACAGGATCATTTGCTGTAAATTCTAATCCTTCAAATCGTATAAATGGCGGTTCGGCTAATAATGATGTAGTAGTTTCACTCTGCTCACCTGATATAGTTAAGTCAGCAATAACATCTGTAAATTCATCAAATGCTGCTACTTTGAAAAAATGTTCTGTTGCTGATGGCAAGTTAGGGACTTGGACAAGACTATCTGGCCCTTTATAAACTACAGTTGCCAATTCAGCAGTCACAGGACTTGTCGTGTCCATAAAAATATAATAACCAAGGAAATCTGTGTCGGCTGGTTGTGTTAAATCAACAGTCATTTGTCCTGCTGTTAAACCTGGTTCAAGCACAAATGTAACAACCCCAGGAGCAGGATTTGTAAATTCTACTTCAATAAAATTAGCACTTTCCCTTGCTAATACATCAAGTGTAAAAATCCTTATTTTTAATGTGCGTCGTGGCCCACCATCCTTAACATTTTGTTCAAAGAAATAATCAAATTTATGTTTGCTTACTCCAGTATCAAATATTTGGAATTTAGTTACTTCCCTTGTGCTTAATAATACAGAAGCAAAATCTCTAACCTCTATTTTATATCCCGCAATACCATCACCAACCAAGTTGGGATCAGCCAAATCAACATTGACAGGATTATCTTCAAATTGGACAAGTAAATCTCTTCCAGTAAAATCAGTTCCTGAACCGTGTCCAGGTTGTATAACAAGATTGATTGGTGGTGAAAAGAAATTAGTGCCAGCAAAATCTAATATAAATGTTTCTAATACTGGAATACTCGAAACGCCTCTAATGTTTATAGCCGTTATAATTATATCATATACTCCTTGAACAGCATTTTCAATGAGGTAATTTGGCTCAGTTGTTAAAAACGTTTCACTAAATTGTAGGTTATCTCTATTCCATCTGATTTTATAACCCCAAGTTAATTCTGATGTTGGTTCAATCCATTCAACTCTTAAGTCTGCTACTCGTCCTTGAACTGGATCAAATTTATTTTCCCTTGTTACTGTAACATTAGTTACTGGATCAACTATATTTAGATCAGGTCGCTGAAATACAGGAGGAGGATTTGTAAGGCCAGTATCTATTCTACCAAACTTACCTGCGTCAAAGAATAATGAAGTATATTCATATTTTCCTTTTTCTATTTCTCTTATAGTAAGAGTAGAAAATGGCCGTGCTACTTGTCCAGTGAAATATAATTGCCATTCTCTATTAGCAGCAGCAGCGCCAGTAAACGCCATATCAGAATCAAGTTCTAACGTGTCTGTTGTTGACGGCAATGAATTAGTAACTGATTTTCTTTCAATTGTGCTGCCATCAGGACTTACAACGCCAAGGAAATATGCGTTTCCTACTTCCAATTCTACTTGTCTATCTAATATTACAGTGTCTAAATCACCTCCTGTTACTTTACCGCTAAAGTTTCCTAATACATAATCATTATCTATAATATCTACAACTTGTCCTGGCTCAACATCTGCTTGGTTAAGGCCACAAACATACTTGACAATTTCTAAACTGTTTAAGTTAGTATCCAATTCCCATTGGGCTGCTCGGCGTGCTTGTCCTTCTGTAACAGCGCCATAAGCAGTAATATCTTTTGGATTATATCCATATAGCGCAATACCAGCAGCATCTTCAATGCTTATAGTAGTCGGCAAATAATCATTATTTATGTCACTAAATGTAACGTTGACTGCCGTGGTGCGTGCTTGCCTGCCTGAACTACTGTAAGTAAATTCACCATCTTGAATAGAAGCATTTGTTATCAATTTAACAGGATCTCTTGGACGATCCTGGATCATTGTAATAATACCGCCTGGGAATATCATACTACGACAAGAACTGGCAATTGTTTGGATAAGTTTCCAAGCATCAGTTCTTGTATTGATTACAGTATTAAATGTAAATCGCGGCTCTGTGCCTCCGTTTCCATCATCTACTGCTTCATCGTTATAAACAGCCGCATCAAAAAACGAAAATTTATCAATTGTAGATTCATCTACAACACTTCCCATTCCATAACGATCCTGTGTCATTAAATCAAAAATAACCCAGGTTGTGTTGTCAGTAAAACCTAAATCAAATGTTCCATCCCATACGCCAGTATAAACTCTTGTGACAGGATTATAATTAGTTGGTTTCCTAACGATGCGACCCATAACATCATATGATCTTACAGGAACTTGTCCGCCTACTGATTTAGCATCTACAGTCAAGCCAATAACAGCAGTATCAACATAAGGTAATTTTACATCTTGTATTTCAGTAAAACGAGCAAACCTTATTACAGACTTTTGTGATGCTAGGGGATCATCAGCACTAATACGTCTTACGCGAATATCCCAACCAGCAGTTTCAAATCCAGTAGGCGCTTCAATCCTAAAACTTAACTCTGCTAAAGATATAGTTTTATCTTTAATTGTTTTATTTTTAACTTCAGCAAATGTTCCACCATCTTTGCGAGTATCAATTGCGAAATTAACACTGTGACCATTCAAATCGCCAGTCGTAGTATCTTGTTTCCATAACCCAACAGGGAATTGTATAGTAACACGCGCGGCGTCAACAGTATTACCTGTTGATCTTATTACTGGGGTTGCTTGTAAAACGTCAACATTAACTGCTACTTCTGTTTCTATGTCTGGAAAACCTTTCAAATGAGACTGTGTTGGCGTGCCATTGTTAATTTCAAATTCAACATTTTCAAAGTTAAATGAACCACCTGATGACTGAACAGGTGTTCCATTAAAGAATATTCCTTTAGCGCCATCTACAAGACCAACAATCTCTCCTTCGCTAAGGACTTCAACAGTTTTAACAATAGTTGATGTTCTTAAAGTATTAGGTGCTTCTTTGGCTTCTCTTGATGCGCCACCGCTACCTTTACCGCCGCCGCCACCTCCACCTCCATTGTGAACACGGATACCATTATATTTTAGGTCTTCAGTTTTACTTGCTACGATATAAGTATGTTGTGGAACGACATTTATGTTATAGGAATAAAAATTGTCATCCAATTCTTCCATTGGCTTATGATCAATGCGGGTTATTTCAAATGTATTGCCACTGTAATCAGTTAGTAAATCACCAACAACAAAGTCTTTTGCTTCCTTAAAGTCTACAAGCGTAGTATCTTTCTTTCTTTCCTTCTTTGGTTTTTTGTCAATGTATTTAACAACGCGATGAATACCTTGAGCCATCTCTTCTACTTCACATTCACGTTCATTTACAATAATAGTTTTAAGTTTGCCTTTTATTTTACGTTCTTTAGTCTCGCCACATAAATCTAATTCTTCACATTGATCCCCTTCTGAATAAATAGCGTGGTTGCCTGTTACTTCAAGAGTCTTTTCAACTCCATCTTCATCCCAATAAAATTTATAGAGCCCTGTTGGATTCTCTTCTTTGCTGTGAGCGAATGTGCCTGAGACAATACCGTATTCGCATTCTCCATAAACATCATACCCAATTACAAGGTCTCTTTCCTTTAATGTTTGGATAGGTTTCCAACCCTTCTGCGTAAACACCATTGTATTAGCAGGGAAACAGCCTCCGCCGCCTCCGCCGGAGCCTTGAATGTCTTTCAATCCATAAAGATAATCGTAGTATCTCTTTTTTACCATTATATCCTTGCTGCCTCTGTTCCAGCACTAACAACTGTTGAACCACATCTTATTCTGCCATATATAATTGGCACTGGGCCACCTTGTTCTTGGACATTTACAGGTCCGTTGAATACAAAACTTGGTTTATTTTCAGGTGTTTCTGCTTCTAAGTAATCACCGGTATTTGGCGAACCAGCCATCAATTCTGTCACGCCACCTAATGCTAAACTTAGGCCCAATCCTATTGCCCAATATTGTTGGGTTACCACTGCCACAACCACGATAACCACACCAAGAATAACTTTTCCAACGCCTCCTGCTCCTTTAACATTTGGAATTAAATAATATTCGTTTGGATTTGCTTTATCATAGCCAAGAGCATACTTTCCATTGACCATTTGTCGTTGGAATTTAGAACCAAGCCTATGGATCAATGCTCGTAAAAGCATTTGAGGATGTTCAACATCAAAATGATGAATGTCTTTACCAAAATCTTTTGCTAACTTTCCATTTAACCTAATACTTTTCACTTTACAGATTCCTTATACTTCAATAGTTTCAAATCATTTATCAACTGCCTCTTCGTATATGCGTTGCCACCAAGGTATATTAAATCAGCGTGTTTGCTTTCAAGCCTGTTGATAATTTCTTTGAGTGTATTCATTTTACAAAATCCTTGTGTCTACATACATAAGCCAATCGTAATCTCCATTGATCATTTAGTGTTTCTTCGCAGGACAGTTTTCCATATAAATGATGTAGAAACTTTACGCCATCTAACATAATTGCTGCGTGATTTACATAAGTCGAACGCCCAACCTTAAACATTAAAACGTCATTTGGTTGTATTTCATCCCAGCGTTCTAATTTAACAAAGTCTTCCTTTATCCAATTATTGTCATACATTTTTGGATCGTAATCTTCCCATTCAGGTTCCCTTGGATAATTCCTTATTTCAATATTGTGATTGATTTTATAATAATCAATAACCAAAGTATAGCAATCAAACACATTTGGAATGAACGTTCTTCCTTTTAATTTTGGCGTCTTTTCACAGCCAAACCACAGTATATCTGTTACGTTTTCACCTTCTGTTGTTACAATACCCCAAGGAATATCCATTTCTTCTTGTGTTTCCATATCGGTTTTACTTGGAGCCCTAACATCGTGTCGTGTTGGCTCAGTGCCTAATGGAACTGGATGACTGTGTAATACTGCCTGTAGGTTTCCTGTTAAAAATGCTTCTGTGGTTTTTTCCCTGCTGATTGTAAAATTATCTTCTGGTTCATCTGAAATGTTTTCGCATTTTACAAACATATTGTCAATTACAAAGCCACAAGCCTCCTTTGGAAACTGTTTTAATACGTAATTATGAAATGTTTTTTTGTTTTTTATTCTCATTATCTATTTCTTGTTCTCGCAACTCCTGGAGCAAAAAGGTTTCTTGTTGTCTGATCTTTTAGTATTTGTCTAAGAGGAAGTTTCATATTTTCTCTATCCATTGCTGATGCTAAAACCCAAGTTACTTGTTTATTTGTATGTGATGCTTTCTGTTCAACAACTAATCTATCAGGTAGTAAATGTGCGTTGGGATTAGCATCCGATTCTCCATCTAAAAACCTCTTAAATGTTCTCCAACGTGTAATGCGCGCACCAATCAAATCATTAAATTGGATTACTTGGGCTATTATAAATCCATCAATATTTGAGATATTTAATGATGGTTTTGGTGGAGCAGATGGTGTTCCCTTCCATTCAAATCCTGTAACCATAATAGGAGCAGGAAAATATAAATTTGTTTGCCAAGTAATAGGTCCCGCAATGTCACTTGCGTTTGCTGTAAAAAATAACACTGGACCACCAAGAGGTGTAAGGTCTAAATCAAACAACTCAATGTAATTCTCAGGTGTTTCATCTTGTATTACTTCGTTAATTGTTACCATTATGTTATATCAAATGTTTGTCTCATTGTGAATGATATTTTAGTTAAATTACCAGAATATACTTCTGTAACTCGACTTTTAATTTTCCAATTCTTTTCAACAGTATCCTTAAATGCTGTCCAACTAAATTTCTTGTTCCTCTTAACATCATCAAGGAAAGTTCTGTATGTATCATAATCAGTAGTATCAAGCCAAGTCGTTTGTATATCCCATATATCAAATTGGTCGTTAATACCATCAGTAGTAATTTGTTCATAGCCATCACCAAATTGAAGTTCTAATGTCCTATATTCGTGTTGTTTAGATGACTGTTGGCTTATTCTATTTTGTAAAGGTAATGCTGTCATTAAAATACTCCTCCGCTTGAAAGTGGATTAAGCATATTTCCTGCTCGTGATTGGTTACGCATTTCTGCCACAACTATATTCTTCAATAGGTTTTCAATGGCCAACGCATTTTGTTGTGCTTGTTGTTGTGGTGTTAAGTCTTCTCGTTCAATAACTTGAACAGTAAGATTCTGGATAATAATACCGCCACTTCCACCACCCATTCCTACTGCTTTAACACCTAAGTCTCCAGATGCCGTTCTTGTAAGTGGCAATATTGCTTCTGGGCCTTGCTCGCCTGCTATACCAACTTGGCCGCCGAGAGCAAATGCTTTTGGTGATTGTATTACAGCACCTTTTGCGGTAAATATAGCGGCTGTTCCACCACCTCCACCGCCAAAGAAACCACTAATAGCACTTCCAATACCAGCAAAGAATCCTCCGCCTCCAGCACCGCCGCCAAGACCACCAAATATTTTTGATAGGGCTGCCCTTGCTTCCATTCTAATAATTTCTTTGATGAATGATGTAGCCAGTTTCTTAATGTCAACTGTTCCGCCTGTTGCCCATTCTGATATAGCATCAGAAATATTATCAAACGCCATAGTGTATAGTTTTTCTGCCTTAGCAGCACTGTCTCCTACCTCTTTTTCTATCCTTTTCTGGGCTCTGGTAATACCATCTTCAAATTTCTTACTTGAGTTAAGTTTATCTTCGGTTGCTTTCTCAGCAGCCCTTGCGGCAGTCTCTTCGCTGATTGCCTGCGCTTGTAACAACTCATTTATCTTATTTAGCCTATCAATGTATTCCTCTTGTGGTGTTCTTAAGGATTCTGTTAATGCTTTCCCTTCCTCTCGAATTATATTTATTTGTTCTTGTCGTTTTTCTTCTGCTTTAGCAGCCTCTTCTTCTCGTTTCTTTTTGGCCGTTGCCGCAACCTTTCTTTCTTCCTCTGCTAATTTTTCAGCATCTTGTATGGCTTTAATTTGATCCTTAAATACATTTTGTAAATCAATCAACAGACGCATTTCATTTATCTGTCCTGTAGTAGCATCTTTACCAAGTTTTCTTAATTGTGCCTCAGTCTCAATACCACGTAATAAGTCTTCACGTGCTGGTTCGTTTTGCTTGAAGGCTTCAGCCTGTTCAAATAATACTCTTGTTTGTTCTTTTTGGGCTTCTATTTGTCTTTCGATAGACTTTGTTACTTTGTCAGTAGAAGATGTTCCAGGATCATCTTTTTCGGGTGGTGGTGGTTTTAGTTCTTCCCTTTGTTTTATTAACTCTTTTAATAGTTTTACTTCTGCTATTTTTTCTTCTGCTT